GTGACAGATATGACATATCTATCTCCCCGGCTGCGTCCACGTAGTAAATCTCGTACGCTCTGCCGAAAATCGATACCAATGTGCTCAATTCCGCGGTATGGTCTGTCTGCCCGGCATAACTATGCAGGTGCGTCAGATATTCCTGTACTGTCTCATCGTCCGAGGAAAATGTTATCGGCTGTCCCATCAGGAACCCCTCGAAGGTATCCGTAATCTCCGCCGCAAAGTTCATGCTGATACGACTATCCGGTTTCCATGAAGGTTTTTTGGGTAATTTGAAAATCTCGTATCGGTTATCGTATGCATCCTGAAGCGGTTTATACCGTATCAGACACATCGCGTCGTTTTTCGATATAAATTTCATCAGGTCTAAATCCGTCAGAGGAACGTCCGACGGGAACCGAAATATATCCGTTTTCTTTTTAAAATCATATCCCATAACTTACAATCCCCCTCGCAGGTAATCCGCCGTTGTCGCCGGGTTCTTTCCTTCGAATATTCTTACCAGGCTCGCCGCGCTGTCCGGTGCATCATCGTGCGCCGCCGCCTCGTTGTAATCCGTTATCTGTACTAGATACTCCGGGTCTGTCTCCGGTATCCAATGTATTTTCTTCCACGCTTTTTTCAAATGCGTGCTGATTTTTACGTACTTATTTTGCTGTTCGTGATACGTTTGCGCCGGAACTTCCAGTCCTTGTAGCGATTTCGCTAAATACCCCTTGTCAGCGTTTCGCTCCGAGAAAATCGTCCCGCATCTGTATCCTTCCCACAGGTTATAAATTTCTGTCAGGCAATTCTCGACGTGTGCTTCTTTCCACAGTTTCCCGAAAGCGGTATATGTTCCATCTGCATTGCGCTTCATTATTGTGAACGCGACATCGTCTCCGCCGCCATATGCGGCATCAATATGACCATATCCGTTATATATGTTCGCCTCTTTACCATCCAACAATGCACTAGGAAACAATACATTGCCGTCTGCAACGTACTTCAATTCGTAGTTCGCCGCAAACAGAGATGGACTCATTTCATCTCGTTTTTGCTGTATTTCCGCTTCGGTCATCAAACCTGTGTCATAACATGTATAAATATGCTGATTTGGCATAATAGTAAAAACGTCGTCTTTATGCCATTTTGTGCCCAGATTTATAATGCGTCCGCCACGATTACAGATATTATGTAATTCGTAATATACCTGTTTCGTGTTTTCACGCTCCGCGCGGCTCTTTCTGTCTTCGGTATTGCAGATGTCATCTGTAATTACCTTTGTGCAATGTTTTCCTGTGATTGAGGACCTAAGTCCGAGCCCCAGCAACTGAGGCGCACCCATTGGAGATGTCCACAGATTAGTGCTCAGGTGGTCTTGGGAACGCTCTATGATAACCAAATCTCTGCCATAAAGAATTGAAACAATATCCTTCAAAATTTGGCTTTCGAGAGCCTGTGCAACCATTCGCAACATCTCTGCCACGTCTTTATCCGCTTTACGCAAAAAGATAATATTTTCCGTGGGATAAAGAACCATCATCAATGCAATGGCAACGGAAAGACATGAGGATTTATACGACGCACGATGTGCCATGAGCGTATAATCGCCCGTGCCAAAAATCATTTCGCGCATCCATTTACCATGGATTTTTGTCAAATCCTTAAAACCAACCTGAATGCCGACTTGTTCCGGGTGGTCATATAACCATTTGATTAATTCGTCAGGGTTCATCGTAATAAGCCCAACGATAACCACCTGACGTCTTCGCCTTTCCTTTCAGGCAATTACAAATCGCAGAAGGGCTTAATCCTAAAAATCTTGACGCTTCCCGTGCGGTGGCATAAATAATACCGGTATCAAGGCATATCACCTTGGCACCGGTACTCTTCGTTGGTACATATTCATTTAAAATGTCGGCATAATGTTCTGGATTCGCAATGTAATCGTCGTAATAAGCCCAATGATAACCGCCTGCTGTTTTTCTGTGTCCCGTACAACAGGAAACAACTTTACATCTTTGTACTCCTGCATCTCTTTCCACATCAAATGCGCTATCATAAACATGTTTCGTTTCCAAACAAATTACAGCGCGTTTATGCGGTTGAGCCTCGGATAAATGTCGTCTCCATGAAGCGGAAAGAACGCGCCCCCTCATATGACCAACGTCCTTGCCTTTGTTGATTTCGGAAAGTTTCTTTTTCGTTTCGTCCGACATCTTTCCTGGGCCATTCGCCTTAGAGTCTATATTATATCCATAATCCGGGTTGCACGCATTATACGACTCAATCAGTCTTTCTTCCTCTGCGTTTAATTCCTCAGGCTTACATTCGAGTATTACCTTGTATTCAAATGCGTCCGGGTGAAGATTATATGAATGCTGTAAATGAGGATTTCCGTGCCTGTTATGTCTAAGGTCATATCTATGACAACTCCAACGGTGGTCTATGTCCCGGCTCTGACCGATATATACCTTCCCGTTAATTTTATTACGTATCATATATATACCAGTCATTCTTTTGCCGCCTCATTAATCAACGCCCGGATACGGTCTGACGCATTTTCAATGGAAGTATTTACAGTCGCTTCAACTGTCTGCTTTTCGGAAAATTCGCCTGTTATCTTATCCGTCATTCCCCCATGGTTCTTCAACCAGAATATCTGTGCCTTGACATTCCCTTTTTGCACTGCGTTCTGATACAGCGCACGGCGAACACTTATTACCCCTTTGCCGCGCTTAACTGCATAAACCTCGGAAAAAGTAGCACCATACTCCCGTTTGCACCATTTGTCTAATGTCTTATCTGTAACATCAAACCACGAACAAATTTCTATTTTCGTACATTGAAGAGCGCACAGATTTTCGAACTGTGCGCGGTCTATCACCTTAACTGGTCGTCCCATCTTCGCCATCTTGTGCGCCTCCTTTCTGATTAGTTAATCCTCTCCGCTTTCTTTCCCGTTAATTTCTCCCATCTTGCAATTATGACATCGCAATACTTCGGGTCGAGTTCTGCCATGTAGCATTTTCTGTTCAACTGTTCACAGGCTATTAGTGTGCTACCACTACCGCCAAAAAAGTCACAAATTGTATCATCTTTCTCTGTGTAATCATTCAGAATATCTGCAAACAATTTCACAGGCTTTTGAGTTGGATGAAACCTTTCCTTTTCTTTTCCGATAAGTCCATTCCATTCAACATCGTACATTTTCACGCTATTTCTTTTAACATTTGTCCATGCCAATTCCGCATCTGAAAAAGTTGGCATTGTGTTATGTTTGTTCCACACAAGCCAATGATTTCCAACAGGCAACTCGTCTGTAAAAAAGTTACCACCAAAAATGATTGCATTTTCCGCCATAAGACAAATGTAATCAAATACATCTTTTTCTGGTCTTTCAGAGTCCCATTCATCTTTATAATGCCTACGCTCTATCGGTTTTCCTTTGCCACTAAAACCGCCTGCACCAGAAAATCCCTTATCTGCTTTTATACCATACGGTGGGTCTGTCAAAAGTAGTTTTGCCTTTACCCCATCCATAAGCCTATCAATAACCGCGACATCCGTGCTGTCACCACATATCAGTCTGTGCTTCCCTAACTGATAAATATCGCCAACTTTGGTATTGGGTTCGTCGGGTTTTTCAGGAACATCATCTTCACTGACACCGCTATGCCCTTCGGTTGTCTCATCTCCAAGGCTAATATCATCAAATCCAAGGTTAGACATATCTATGTCTGTTATGCCGTCAAGTTCAATTTTCAACAAATCCATGTCCCACGTTGCCGCCTCAGCAACTTTGTTGTCAGCAAGACGGAACGCTTTAATCTGCTGTTCAGTCAGGTCGTCCGCCATTATGCACGGAACCTCTTTTAAACCTAACTTTTTCGCAGCCGCAAAACGGGTATGTCCCGCAACAATGACATTCTTGCTGTCCAGAATAATAGGATTTTTAAATCCAAATTCTGATATTGACGCCGCTACCAAATCAACCGCCTCTTTGTTATGCCTCGGGTTATTGATATACGGTATTATTTCATCAATTTTTCTGATTTCAATTTTGTCTGAATTTCTAGCCATTACCTTACCAGTCCCCACTCCGCGAACTT